ACCTACATCTACCTTAACGCCTGCAGAAAGTGCAGCGCTTGCTGCGGTAAATGCTCAAGTAACTGCTCTTCAAGAGCAAATTGCAGCGTTAGTAACCCAACAAACACAAGCAGCTACTGCTGCTGCAGCAAATGCAGCAAAGCCAACGGTTGTTGGTGTACGTACTGTACGTAAAACTGGTGGCATTGTTGAAACCGTTGAAGTTATGTCCGATGGCTCGCTTGGCAGAGTAATTGATTCATATAAAGATTTTGGTGCTCGTGACTCTGTCATGCAAATGTTTCAAAACCTTGGTCTTGGTACAGATTTAATTAATTCAATGGTTGCATCAATTGACAAGGTATATGATGAAAATATTATGCCAACCGAAGACCAGGTTATAAATGCTATTTATTCAAGCGATGCATACAATGCACGTTTTGCTGCAAACAAAACAATTCGTGAACGTATGGCATCTGGTAAAGGATTACCAGGAGACAGGGTTTTAACCCCAAGAGAATATATTGAAACAGAAAGAACATATAAACAATATATGGAACAGGCTGGGCTACCAGTTGATTTCTATAATGAACTTAATGATTTTACTGGTCTTATTGCCAACTCAATCAGCGCAGATGAATTAAAAGACCGTATCAATGTTGCAAAGAATGTTTTGCAAACCGCTGATGCTGACACAAAAAAGGCACTTAAGGAATATTACAATCTTACAGATGCTGATATGGTTGCTTATATTCTTGACAAGGATAAGGCATTTAGAGCAATTGACTCACGGTTTGTTTATTCAACAGCAGACATACAAAAGATGTATACAGTTTCCGAACTTGGTGGTTCTGCAAAACGAGCAGGCTTAGGTGAAGATGGTATAGGAATAACCAAACAATTTGCTGAAGAGATTGCTGCTTCTGGCAAAGCAGGAGAAGCTGAATCAGCTTTCCAAACAACTGCTCGTAACCAAGAAGATTACGCAAGGTTAATGGGTCTATATGGTCAAAACGCTACAGAAGAAGATTTAACTCGCCAGCAGTTGTCGCTTGCAGGTGGAGCACAAGGTGCAATTAAAACAAAGAAGCTTGCTTCTAAAGAACGTGCAAAGTTCCAATCACGTAGCGCTATAGACCGAGCAAGTCTAACAAGACGTCTGAATAATCCAGACGTCTAATTAAGTTCCATCCCAGACCGTCCAGCCCTGGTGATGTGTATAAGTCTGGTAAGTCATCACGTCTACGAATCACTACCCCTTGTGAGGAGTACGTGTGGTGCAAAACCCGATGAGGGTTTCAACTACTAATAGGGAGAAAAAACAATGGCAGATAACTACGAATACGATATCGAAGACGACGAAGACTATAGCGGTACCGACTTAGTCAAGAAGCTTCGTAAGCAAGTTGATGTACTTCAGAAACAATTGAAGGAAAAAGACTCGCTTATTGAAGAGTTCACGACTTACAGTCACGAAGCATCAGTTGGAGAAATCCTAGAATCATTCGGACTAAATGCAAAAATCGCCCAGTTCATTCCAGCAGAGGTCGAAGCTGACCCTGATGCAGTAGCTGAATGGCTTAATGAATACGGCGATGCCTTTGGTATCGAAGCCGTTGAAGAAGGAGGGGAAGCCTCCTCAGACGCTCAAGCATATGAGCGAATGTCAGCTCTAGATAATGGAGAAATTGACCCTTACGTTGGACAGGATTTGCAATCTCGTATTGGAAATGCTGGCTCAAAAGAAGAGTTAATGAAACTAATCCAGGGCTGATTAATGTCCAATCAACCCTAATAGAAGGAAATCATGCCTACTACACCAGCAACGAGTACGACAACATCAACGTTGTCAAACTTGATTCAGACGTCGTATGATAAGCTAATTGAGTTTAACCTTCGTTCAGAACCAATGTTCCGCAAGTTTGCGGACAAGCGTCCTGTCGATGTAACAAACCCAGGCAATACAGTCGTCTTCCAGGTCTACAAGGACCTATCACGTGCTACAACAGCACTAACACAGACACAAGACCCAGATGCAGTAACATTGTCAAACACTGACAAGGTTAACGTAGTTGTAGATGAATTCGGTAATGCCGTAATCACAACTGAGCGTTTGGCTCTTGAGTCACTTTCAGCCATCGACCCAGCGGTTGCAGATATGTTGTCATTCAACATGCGTGACTCACTGGATTCACTTGTATGGCAGAAGCTAACATCACTTGCAACAATGCGCTACACAGGTACATCTTCTGCTGATGAATCAGTCATCAACGGTGAAAACGTATCCTCTTCAACTTCAGCTCCATACCTAACAGCAGCTCTTGCTCGTAAGGGTGTAGCTAAGCTACGCGGTGCATCTGTACAGCCACGTGATGGTGGATTCTACACAGCACTTATTCACCCAGATGTGTCATACGACCTTCGTTCAGAAGCAGCATCAGCTGGTAACACAGCTTGGCAGCTACCACACACCTACACAGAGGCTGGCGTTGCCAACCTATGGAATGGTGAAATCGGTATCTTCGACCAGGTTCGTTACATCGAGACACCACGTGCTGAGTCAATCTCAGGTTCAGGAACATCTAAGGTTTACGCAACTGTACTCCTTGGTAAGCAGGCTCTTGTTGAGGCTGTTTCATACGAGCCAAAGACTGTCATCGGTCCAGTTACAGATAAGTTGATGCGCTTCCGCCCAGCGGGTTGGAAGGGTCTACTTGGATGGAACGTCTACCGCAAGGAAGCACGTTACGTCATCCAGACCAAGTCAAGCATCGCAACAGCGTAACTTTGACGGAAGGGGGAGGGCAACCTCCCCCTTCTACTTAGGGGAGATATGGCTAAAAGAAAACCAAAACCAGACGTAAGTTTTTTAACACCGTTAAAGCATCACGCTGTTCAAGCGCATGAATTATATACGGAATATAAAGAAGCTGGATTTACGGTCGATGAAGCGTGGGAATTAATGATGCGCCAACTACCTGATTTAGAATTAGAAGATATAGACCTTATGGAAGAGGATTGAAATGAAGAAACCTACACAAAAGCCACTTTATGGAAAGCCTAGCGCGATGCCACCAAGAACACCGCCAGGTATGCGCCCACCAAAGCCAGGTATGCGCCCACCAAAGCCAGGCACTAAACCACCGATGCTTGGTAAGCCAATGAGCATAGCACAAATGCTTGGTGGTAAGCCAGGTAAGCCTCACTTAAAGCCATTGAAGCCTGGTCTAACTAAGCCAATTACTAAGTCTAAGAAGTTAGGAAAATAACAATGCCAGCAAAAATGTGCAAGAAGTGTGGCAAAGCTAAATCAAAGTGTAAGTGCTAACAAAGAAGAATTAAATGGACCCAAGACTAAAACGAGCAGGCGTATCTGGCTTTAACAAGCCAAAGAGAACACCTAGTCATCCAACTAAGTCACATGTTGTTGTAGCCAAATCTGGTTCACAAATACAGACTATTCGTTTTGGTCAGCAAGGCGTTAGCGGTTCACCTGAGAAGGCTGGCGAAAGCAAGGCTTATCGTCAGCGTCGTCAATCATTCAAGGCTCGTCATGCTAAGAGCATAGCTAAAGGTCCTATGTCAGCAGCACATTGGGCAGATAAGGTGAAGTGGTAATGGCAAAGATTTTCCGTGGACCAACTATGAGAATTAAGTTAGGTCTATCTAATGACCTCTGGTTTGTTTCATATCCGTGGGGAAAAACTGTTGTCAAAGACAATGGAACCTGGAAGACAATCGTATCTCCACAAGATTCAACTCTTGCGGATTACGACAAGGTATTACGTGGAGGGTACGACAACCCAATTACTGAAGAAGAAGCAGCGGAGTTAACCGCTGCAGGGTATGGAGAATACATTGTCGAAGTGTAGAAGTGGTTGTCGTACCCAAGACCACGCAAGTTATGGTGACTGCTTACGTGATGCAAACATTGGTGTTAGTAACGAAGGCGCAGCAACTGCAATCAAGACAACAGATAGAGAGCTAAGCGCTTACCGTGATGCTCGCAAACTTGGAATTCAACCCGCATCAACCAAAATGAAAGATATTCAAAAAGCTGTGCGAGTATCTGAGAAAATAGGAAAGGCAGCACAGGCATAATGGCTACGCTATCTCAATTGGTAGAACAGACTACCGCAGAAATTGGCACTTATATTAAGAACCAAGAATCAATTACTATTATTACTAGCTCCATTGCTGCCGATGACCTTACTATTGCAGTAGATGACGTCAAGTCATTAAGCAAAGGAATTGTCGAAATCGATGAAGAGCTTCTCTATGTAAAGAAAGCTATTACAGATAGCGGAACCATTGAGATTATTGGAACAGCTGGTAATCCTTCTGGTCGTGGATGGCGGGCTACAACAGCAACTAGCCACGTGTCAGGTTCTATTGTTCGTAACAACCCACTGTTCCCACGTTCTCAAGTCAAGCGAGCTTTGCTTGAAACAATCAAGGGAATGAGCTTTCCAGTAATTGCAAACGAAACATTCCAGTTTAACGGCTCAGACTATTCATACATCATGCCAGATGCGTTAGAAGACATTACTGGTATCTCATGGGATGTACCAGATTCAACAGGCGTATGGCAGATAATTAAGAACTGGCGTTTAGATACAAACTATTACGACCCAGATACAGCAACAACTAAGCAAGCCCTCGTACTAAAAGAGGCACCAATGCCAGGACGCGATGTCCGCGTCCAGTATACAAAGTTTCCAACAGTAATTACAGACAACCAAGAGCTAACAGAAAGTGGACTTCCATCTTCTTGCGAAGATGTTGTTCGCCTTGGTGCAATGTATCGCCTACTTTCAACAGTGGATTCAGGAAAAGTTACCGCTGTATCGGTATCTGCTGATGCACTTGACCAACCAGTTCAAGCTGGTGCTTCTACCAGTGCTGCAAAGTATATCTTTAATCTTTACACCATTCGCTTGGCAGAAGAAATCGCTAAGCAGCAAGCCAACTTCCTAAACATCATCCAGTATACGAGGTAACGAATGCCATCACCATCACGCTATTATAGTTCGACAGCTGCAAAGACAACTTTATCTAGTGCTATTGACACAGTATCGGCAAGCATTCTGCTTGCTACTGCATCTGGTCTGCCGTCACAATATCCGTTTACGCTTATTTTGGAAAAAGATACAGCAAACGAAGAAATCATTGATGTAACTGGTCTGGTCGGAGCTGCATACTCAGTTCTTCGCGGTCGAGACGGAACCACCGCTAAAGCACATTCTATTGGTGCAATCGTAGAACATGGTGTATCTGCTAGAGACTTTACCGAGTCTCGCGCACATGAAGTGGCAAGTACAGCACATAACGTAACTGGAGATGTTGTTGGTACTGGCGGTACTCAGACACTTACTGGCAAGACTCTTACTTCACCAACAATTACTAGCCCGACCATCTCTGGCTCACCAGTTATTACTGGTCTATCTTCAACAGGTATGTCAACATCTTCTGCCACACCTAAAAGTTATGTAGATGCAATTCTTGGTTCTGCAACCGCAGCATCTACTTCCGCATCATCAGCTGCAACTTCGGCTTCATCTGCTGCTACGTCGGCATCTTCGGCTGCAACTTCAGCAAGCTCTGCATCTACATCGAGAACATCGGCTCAGACTTCTGCAACTTCGGCTGCAACTAGTGCTACTTCAGCATTAACATCACAGACAGCTGCTGCAAACTCAGCAGCCTCGGCGTTAACTTCTCAAACAGCAGCAGCCACATCGGCTACTAGTGCAGCAGCGTCTGCTACAGCAGCAGCTACCTCAGCAACATCGGCAGCGACCAGTGCAACAAGCGCTGCATCATCTGCTACAGCCTCAGCAAATTCTGCAACGGCAGCAGCAACTTCAGCATCTTCGGCATCGACCAGTGCATCATCTGCTGTAACAAGTGCAACAAGTGCAAGCAATTCTGCAACCGCTGCTACAACTTCGGCAACTTCAGCAGCAGCATCTGCCACTGCTGCAGCAACTAGCGCTACTAGTGCAGCCACGTCCGCTTCATCTGCTTTGACAAATCAAACAGCTGCAGCGACAAGTGCCTCAAGTGCTGCCACTTCTGCAACATCTGCTGCGACATCAGCATCTTCTGCTGCAACTAGTGCAACATCTGCTGCTACAACTTATGACGATTTTGATGACCGATACCTTGGTAGCAAGGCATCTGCTCCAACATTAGACAATGATGGCAATACACTTCTTGTAGGTGCTATCTATTGGAACTCAACCCTTAACAATATGTATGTATGGTCAGGGTCTGTATGGGTACAGATTGCTACAACTAGTAGTTACTCTGCACCTACACTTGGTAGTACAGTTATTGGTTCTGGTGCAACAATATCTAATGTTGATGCATTAACTATTAACTCAACAACAATACCTGCATCTAAGACTTTAGTAGTAACTACAGATAAATTATCGGCACTTGCTGCAACCACATCTGCAGAACTAGCAGGAGTTATCTCTGATGAAACTGGTTCAGGTTCTTTAGTATTTGGAACTTCTCCAACCATTACCCCAGCAAGTGGAACAACAACAACGGCTGCAAGCGGTGCAGGATTTATGGGTATGCCTCAGGTGTCAGCAACTACAGGTGCTGATACCGCTGCAGCAGCAGATGCTGGAAAACATTTTTATTCAACAGCAACTCGTACAGTTACAATTCCCGCTAATTCAAGCGTTGCCTTTCCAGTAGGTTCAGTGCTTACTTTTATATCAGGCGTAGGTGCTACTACAACAATCGCAATTACAACAGATACAATGTATCTGGCAGGTACAGGAACTACTGGTTCAAGAACACTTGCTGCTCACGGTATGGCGACTGCTGTTAAAGTTGCTTCAACTACTTGGTACATCTCAGGAAATGGATTAACTTGATGACTGGCATTTTAGGCGGACTTATTGCTAGTTTAAAATCTGTATCTGGACCTGCACCTACAGAATACACGCTTGCTGTAGGTCATTCCCTTACACCAAGAATTACTGTTTATCCCTGGTTTGATTCAACTGGGTTCGGTACAAAGTACGCAAACCCTGCATCGGTTCCCGCAGGCACTGGTAATGAGGTTTCTTTTACCCCTTCAGGAGCAGATGTTGCCGTTGCACACCCAACTACACCATTTGTAACTGCTTATCCTTGGAGTGCTGGCTTCGGCACGAAGTATTCTAATCCAGCAACATTACCTCCAGCACAAGCGCGTTCTATTAGATTTAATCTTTCGGGTGCTTCAATTGCAGCAGGTCATGATACTACTCCTTTCGTTAGCGTCTATGCATGGTCATCAGGTTGGGGAACCAAATATTCTAACCCTGCGACACTACCAGCAGCCACTGGCAATGGCGTTGCTTTTTCTAATAACGAAGACGTTCTTGCTGTAGGTCATGCAACTACCCCATATATTAGCGTTTACCCTTGGTCCGATTCAACTGGTTTTGGTACAAAGTATTCTAACCCCGCCACATTGGCTAGTTCTACTGGATATCATCCTGCCTTTACATTTTCGGATAATGCTATTGCTCTTGCTAGTGCTGGCACACCATACGTTTTAGTGTATCCTTGGACAACAGGTACTGGTTTTGGTACAAAGTATGCAAACCCTGCAACATTACCAGCAAGCAATGGTAATGATGTTGCTTTTTCACCTTCAAACGATACAATTGCAGTCGCACACGATACTGCTCCTACAATTTCTGTATATCCTTGGTCTGCAGGCTTTGGTACTAAATATGCAGACCCTGCAACTTTACCGACTACTAATGCTGAGAGTGTTCTTTTCTCTCCGTCAGGGAATGACATTGCTGTTGCACACAACGCAACCCCATATATTAGCGTTTACCCTTGGTCTGCTGGGTTTGGTACTAAGTATGCAGACCCAGCAACATTGCCTACGGGTTCATTTGCTCAATCGGTTACATTTAACTAACCACAAACATAGAAAAGGAAAAATAAAATGACAGAAGAAATCCAACTTACCCCATTACAGGCACGACAGATGGAAGTAGATGCATACTCTGCCAATGTTACTAACTACCAGGCGTTGCTTGCAACACTTGATGGTGATTGGGATGCAGACCTAGTACACCTTAAAGGTATTGAAGGTCAAGAGGCTGCTCGTCAGTGTCCAATGGACCGACTAGAACGCCTTGCAGTATTACAACAGTTTGACCAAGTAACTAACTTACTTAAGACTGAAATTGTAGAACGCGCTAAGGCTGCAGCGATTCTAGCAATTCTTCAATAATAAACAAACAACAAGGAGATATAAATGAACGCAAAAATTCAATCAGCATTATTGTCTTGGTTCCGAGCAGCAGCAGCTGCAGCGGTTGCACTATACCTAGCAGGCGAGCATGACCTTAAGACACTTGGAATGGCAGCATTAACTGGCTTCCTTGGTCCAGTACTTAAGTGGCTCGACTCTTCATCAACTGACTTCGGACGCGGTTCGGAATAATGTCTGCCAACGAATGGGCTGGCTTGGCTGTTGCCACTGCCACAATAGTTGCCAGCTTTGCTGGCTCAGTTCGTTGGTTAGTTAAGCACTACCTCACAGAATTGAAACCAAATTCAGGCAGCTCGATGCGTGACTCACTCGATAGATTAGAGAAGCGCGTTGACAGCTTGTACGAACTAGTAGCTGGAAAGAATCGTGGATGAGAACTGTAGCCAAGAGAGCCACGCCTGCTGCCCTTGCTGTGCTGCGCCAAGCGACGGCGTTAGCACCCAAGCGGAAGAAAGTAAGCGATGGTCTTCTACCATCTGCTGCTCATCGGAAGGCAAACCCGACTTCGGACCACAATACTGGGCTAGCAGTAGACCTGACTCATGACCCAGCGCATGGTATTGATTGTGCAGTCATCTTTGAAAAACTTAAAGAAGATGCTCGTGTTAAGTACCTTATCTTTCAAGGAAAGATTTGGTCTAAAGAAAAATCCAAGTTGGGAAACCGACGGTACACTGGGAATAATCCTCATAATAAGCATCTACATATTTCTATTGAGTCCGCTATGGGCGCCGATACTTCTCCATGGTTTTGGTGGATGAATCAACCTAAGTTAATTAATCAAGTCAAAGCAGCTATTGCTGTTATTCCAGTTAAGAAAGCTTATCCAGCAGAAGATACATCTAATTGCTGTCAGCATTGCCCAACCAAGAAGTAGGAGATAACACGTGTCAACAAAGAATAAAGCTCTAGTTGGTGACCTACCTATTATCTTGAGCCAGTCGATTCCGACAGCTCTTGTTAAATATAAGCGCGAAGACTTTGCTGCAAGCTACGCTATTGGTAATACACCATGGCTATCTGCTGCATCAGACCAGAACCGTATTACTCGTGTAACAACCACATACCAAAAGGAACGTATTGACCAGGGTACGTCTGCTGGTGAGAACTCACTATCTAACTGGTGGTTACGGTCTGCTACATCATGGCACCACGGCGCTGGTGAAACATACTACGACGCTGACAGCTCTGACCTATACAAGTTCTTTGAGTCAAACAATATTGACGTATGGACTAAAGGAAACCTTTCTTTATTAAAAAGAACTACACAGGCAACCACGTCTTCTGTATCAAACCCAGTAACGGTATCTGGTGGAACCTTTTATCTTCAGGGAACCACATTAAAGTTCTATAACCAATCAGCTGATACACATACAACCATTACACTTCCTGGTGCTGGCAATATTCCATATTGCATTACATCAGATGGAACTTACTGCCTTGTTGCTGCAACTGACGGTATTTATGATGTAACAACTGCTGGAGTTGTCAGAACACTTTGGGACAAACCAAACTATGTCGCAGCTACTTGGTTCCCTCAAACTATCGCCTATATTAAAGAACGTATTGTTGTTGCAGCATTAGAAGGTACGGTCGAAGTTGGTATCTATGAAATATCTAGAAGTTATATTACTCCAACCCCACGTATTAATGCATCCAACGAACGTTGGGAAACTAGCAACACATCTACTGTAGTTAATTCTATTACAGAATTAAACAGCGCAATCATTGCTGGCTACACACAAGGTGCTATCTCACGAGTCATCTCTTTTGCAATTGACTTGACTAACCCATTGGCTGCAATCAATGAGCCGAATGTTATTGCAGAGCTGCCACGTGGTGAGACACTCAACCAAATGAGAATGTACCTAAATGAGTACGTTGCTTTGGGAACCAGTAAAGGCATACGTATTGGTAACCAGTCATCCGATGGCACAAGTTTTACACTTGGCGCATTGGTTATTGAAGAAGAAGTTCAAGACATAAGCTTTGATAGTAACTATATTTATGCAACTAAAAGCACACAAAATAATGACCAGAACTATGGTCTATGGCGTATTGACATAGGTGTCCCACTTGATGTTGGTTATGCTTATGCATCCGACTTGGAAGTCGGCTCTGGCACAGTAACTGGTGTTGCTTTTATTGGCACCAGTAGTAGAAAATTTATTACCACAACATCTGGCGTTTATCTTGAGCATGCAACAGAGCTTTCAACAACTGGAACAATTAATTCTGGTTTCATTAGATGGGGTACTGCAGAACGCAAGCAACCTGTATCTTTAGCAGTACGTGCTGAAGGTAGTGGAACCGTTGGATTTGCAGTTGCAGACCAAGATGGAAATCAATTTTCTGTTGACTCAATTCCAGTTACTGGGGCAACAGAGGTTCAGTTATCTGCAGGTCTTCAACCAGCAGACCATTTTGGTATTACACTAACACTTACACGTAACACATCTGACGTTACAACTGGACCAGTTATTGAAGAATGGCAATGCCGAGCATTGCCTTCACCGCTTCGTTCAAGAACAATAACAATTCCATTATTGTGTTACGAAGAAGAACGTGATGCCAATGGGGTTACAAATGTAACCGACCCTTGGGAGCGAATTAGATATTTAGAACGTGTTGAGCAAAACGGTGGAGCAGTACTGTTTCAAGACTTTTCATCTGGCGAGGAAAGAGTTTGTGTGATTCGGGCTATTCAGTTTGAACAAGTATCACCTCCAACATTTGCCAAAGGATTTGGTGGGATTGTGACGGTTCAATTGCAGACAATTGATACGGAGCAAGCAGTCCAATAATGGAACAAAACAAGTTAATACCGCTGGTATCACCAGGTGAACGAAATGAGCTAGTCAATAAAGTTCGGATAGCTCTTAATGTTGCTGGAGATGATGTGCTAGATGCGCCCCTTGCTGAATTGCTAAGAGGTTTGCAGCATCAGCTTTCCATCCCAGCAGTCGGGTGCATCAATATAGCCACGCTGGATGCGCTCGCAGTTGCTCCACCAGAATGGTAGGGCTAAAAGGAGAGGGGGACTTAATCGTCCCCCTCTTTTTTTATTTCAATTTCCTATACCAGGCTTGACCATTGATGACTAGAGTTTCCATTCTGTCGCCGAGTAGATTAGAGAACCAATCAATTGCTGGTTTGGGGTCAAATAATGGACCTTGCCCAAGGCTCCACGTGTAATCGTCTAAAGCTAGGACGCCCCCTACTTTAAGAACTTGATAGGCATTTGTTATATCTCGGACAACACCAAAAGCTGTATGGTCACCATCGATATAGATAAAATCAAACTCCTCTTTGTTGGTAGCAAAAAAGAAATCGCTAGTTGTTTGTCTTGGCAAGACCTTTCCAGATGCTAAAGCCTTTTGATTCTTTTGTTTATATGTTTCATATACATCAGACCAATCCATGTTCTTATGTACTGGCTCATCCGAACCTTCCCAAGTATCAACGTCGATTAGAACAGAGCCATCGCCAAGGGCGTTCTTTACCATCCACTCGGTTGCATCTCCAGTATAGGCACCAACCTGTAGATACCTAAGATTGTCACCTCTTGGTATGTATGCTTGAAAATTATGTATTGAGTCTGTCGACTCAAACCAGTTGGGGTATGTCATTTCATTCTCCATTTCTCACCACGGCTTGCCATCAGGCAAGCCTTTCCCGCCCTCCACCCCTCAACCCTATCAGATTATTGGTAGTAACACTTGGCGTGTCTAACGCCACAAGAAAGGAAATGCTGGTATGATTTACGGTATGAATAAACTTCCTCCGCATCGGTCTTACAGTCAGCTAACAACTTGGCAATCCTGTCCACAGAAGTACTATCTGAGCAAGGTAGCTATGGTACCAGAGAAGCCAGCAGTATACCTCGCAGCTGGTTCAGCTGTTCACTCTATGTTGGAATGGTTGAACCATGAGTTCTACAAGCAACAGCAACAACAGCAATCTAATTGACCAGCGGGGAATCCCCAGCAACGAATGTGTGAACTGTGGTTCAAACATTCAGGTAATCAGAGCCATCTTCCAAGACTATGACTTGGTTATGTGGTTTACTGATAGTTTCTGTGCCACATGTGGCTCACCTATGACAACACCCACACCAGTAGACCATCCAGACTACGTGAAACCAGAACAACCAGAGGAAGAAGACGATGAGTTTAACTGAGAAGTGGCTTGAGGTTTTTAATGACGAAGTTAGAAGTGTCGAAGAGCAAACAGGAATCCCATCAACAGAGTGGAAGACAGCTGGTCGCAAGACCGCTGCTCGCCCAGATGGCGAGGACTTAGCTTTTTGGCAGAGCGATGGACTCAAGCAGGTAGAGGCATACCAGAAATGGATGTTGCAATCTGGTTGGCAAATCGCTACTATGCCTGATGGTCGTCCTGGAATCGAGTGGTCTGCAGATGTGCATTTCGGAGGCACACCTGTAAGATTTATCATCGACGCGGTATATCAAGTAGGGGAAGACTTGGTTATCGTTGACTACAAAACAGGTTCCAGGACGCCATTCGGTGTAATCCAGAATGGATTATATGCCAGCGGTATTGAAAAGATTTACGGTATCCGTCCTAAGTGGGGCGCATTCTTTATGACACGCCAAGGCGAGCTTGGCGATTTGATTGACTTAACTCACTTGAGTATTGAATACTACGACCATGCTTTTACATCTATGAACCACTCAGTATTGCAGGGTTACTTCCCAACATTTGTTGGTGAGAACTGTAAGATGTGTTCCTTCGTAGAGAAGTGTCCCGCATGGGGCAGCAAAGATTTCCCGCTACAACTTCCAACAACAGGGAAAGAAAAGGAGAGAAAGTAGATGACTGAATCTATGTTCTCATATACAGGTAAGTTAAATTCAACTGACCTATTTACCGTCCGAGGTAATAGTGTCTCTGAATTTAGAGCTAACCTAAATGCAGCAGTCGAAGCAATCGCTGAGGCTGTACAACTCCAAGCACGTCTTGGTCGACCACTGCCTATACCAACAGGCAACGCATACACACCTAACGCTGAGCAAGCAATCCAAATGCTGCAGGATGCTGGGCTAAACCCACAGCCAGTAGTTGCTGGAACAACGCCTCAATCAATCGAGGTTGTTAAAGACAAGTATGGTAACGAGTGGACATATGGACATCCAGATGCGCCAGACCTACCAGACGGACGTGGCAAGTACGCCAAGAAGAAGGGCGTATCAAAAGCAGGTAAGGCTTACGTTGGTTGGTTCGACCCAGCCAAGGGACCGAAGCCTTTCTCACCAGGTGCAGTAGAAGCAGAAACAATCTGGTCTAAGTAATGCGTAGCCTATTGCAAGTAGTGGGTGTCGAGTCACCAGCTGGTCATCAACTACCAGAAATCTTGCCTCAACTCACCGCCAGTCAGGTTGTATTCCGTCAAGCGCAATTGCATTTGATTGCTGCACAACCAGGCGGAGGCAAGACACTACTTGCATTATGGTATGCCGTTACTTCTAAAGTTCCATCGTTGTACATATCAGCAGACTCTGATTCACGTACCATCGCTACTCGCGCTGGTGCAATCATTATGAACAGGGATGTTGCTGATGTTGAAAGATTGATGGATACCGAAGCAAGTGTTCTCCTTGAGGATGCACTAGCAGAAGGTGCCAACCATGTACGGTTCGCGTTCGACCCAGCACCTTCTCTTCAAGATATTGAAGAGGAGATTGAGGCGTGGATTGAATTACATGGTTCGGCTCCTGCTGCTGTATATGTAGATAACTTAATGAACGTAGTATCCGCTAGTGATAATGAGTGGACTGCGCTACGTGATGCCATGTCAGCGTTTCACTACATGGCACGTGAATATGAATCGGCTTTCATCGTCCTACACCACGTATCCGAGAATGAAAAGATGTCTAAGCCAAACTACCCAGCACCACGTAAAGCGTTGATGGGCAAGGTAGCAGCACTACCAGAGTTAGTTCTTTCAGTTGCTTTGGATAGCGCTTCTAATAGTTATCGCGTTGCTGTTGTCAAGAACCGACATGGTAAGGCAGACCCAACCGCAGAGAGTTATGTATCTCTAGCAGCAGAGGCAAGCAAGATGGTTCTCTATAATTCGTCAGCTGAATTGTTCCGCGCTAGAACAATGAGCCAGTGGCAATGAGTAACCTATCTTCATTTGATTTAGATTTTAGTTATGGTCAGTCGGGCGAGAAGCTAGTAGAAGAATTACTTACTGGTGGCAAGACCATCGAGGTTAAACGTGACCGCAAGTGGCATGCTACTGGTAACTTATATATAGAAGTTGAATGTTGGTACCAGCGTTCTGATTCATGGGAACCATCGGGTCTGTCTGTAACGAAAGCTAGTTACTGGGCTTTCGTTCTGGAACATGGCGTATTGATGGTACCAACTGGTCATGTACGTCACGCCATACAGAAGTATGGACGTGAGATTACTTGCGAGATTCCGCCGAATCGAAGCAAAGGTTATTTGATTACGGTCGAGAACTTACTAGAGGTCATGAAGGAATTAAAAGATGAATAGAGCTGGCATCGTTATACGTGGGGCTTGGGTCAAGTGGCATGCACTTGGCTACATAGGAGTTAAGAAAAGAAAAAGGCTCAAACATCTTGTAGTTACAGATGAGTATGCGCTAGCCTACTGGGAACAGCTATACAAAATATCCCGCCGAGCTTAAGGAGTTAATATGAATATGCCAGACCTATCACGTGGTCAGTGCAGAGAAGTTGGTAGTGATTTCTTTTATCCGTATTCTGAAAACGAAA